TCAGCTGGAACTAGACTTAGAAAAGCTATGCAGAATATTAAAAACATAGCTCAAGAAGTCAGGGTTGAAGTTCAGAACCAAAAAAATTCTGTTACTATATAATAAAAGGGGCGTGAGCCCCTTTTTTTTTATCTATTTAAAAACACGTCTACGGTGTCTGATCCACCTACAGATATAAACAACGCATAAGTAGAATTATCAAAACTTAATAAACCTAAATCATCTATAGTTAAAAATGTTTTAGCGGCTAAACTATAATTATATAACATATAATATGTCTCTTCTACAGAAGTGTCTGTAGAGGGTTTATATAAATATAAGTCTATAGTAGCAGCAGAAGAAGTATGAAGATTATTAAGATGTATACTTCTTAAGTTACTCCTAATATCTCCAACTCCTATTAATTCATTTTCTCTAGTTGTGCCACCTACTATATTATGATAAGGTGTCAGTGCCATTTATTAAGATCTTTTCCAGTAGCCAAATTCTACTATTACATCAGCAGATGCAGCTGTTACTTTTAAACCACCAGCCTCTGTTCCACCATCAGAACCGTCAGATGGTTTTAAAGGAAAGAAAGCAAACTCATCTGGTTGTAATTTTATAATATCAGATCCAGCTTCACCGTCAGCGTTAGACAATGTAATAAAGTCATTACTAGCATGAGAAGAAGAAGTTCCGTTACTAGCTAACAAACCTGTGTGTTTTACATATACAAAATATGTATCAGTTAATTCATCTGCCACTATTACTCCGGCCCCGTTACCAATATTATCGTTTGTTGCCATACGAGATATGTCAGACATTGGTGCTTCTATAGTTAATGTATCAGTTACTGAAAGACTTATTGTTTGATTTTCAAAAGCATCAGTACTGCTTAAAGTTAATGTAGGTGTTAATGTTGCCATTTTTATATATTTTTATTTGTTTATAATTAAGCAGCAGTTGCTTGGAATATTCTTACTTCTAATACAGGTGATCCTGTAGCAGCGTCAACTGCTAAATCAACTTCTGATGCCCAAGGAAAGAAAGCAAACTCTCCAGCTCCTAGTGTAAAGTATTCATCTCCACTATCTGCTTTTTCTATTGTTATTATTTCGTTAGCCGTTGTGCTAAGGTTTTTTAAGTACACATATGATTTAGTGTAATTAGCAGCAGCCGCAAATACAACTCCTGATGTTGTAGCTACTGTTTGAAATGAAAACGCTTGTCCAACAACATCTAATGAATCAGTAACAGAAAGGTTAAAATCTTCTCCATTAATTAAGTCAGAGCTTGCAAGCGTTAACGTAGGTGTTAGTGTTGCCATAATTTGTTTTTTTTTAATTAATTAATTGTTATTTGTTTTTTAAATATTCTTCAATATCTTTTATATATCTAGTTCTGCCATTTTTCTTAATAGCAATAACTTCTTGTTTTCTATTAGGTCTATGTGACACCCAACTAATGTGTACCCAGTTAGGATTACCATCAGGATATTCAGTACCAAACTCCCAAACCATTTGATCAAAGTCTAAATTATCTTTTATGTAATGATACATCTCTGCGTTCGTCTTATGTCCAAAAGTATCGTCCATATCTATAGCTTGGCCTTTCATGTGCTGCGAACGTTTTTCACCTCCTATAGCAGTGTTAACAGGCTCACCTCTAAAAAAGCTATTTATTTTTATTGGTCCACCAACCCACTCTCTCAATGGTTCAAACAAATTTTCTGCAACTTCTTTCATGCATTTTATTTGTTCTTTATTAGGAGTGTTATCTAAATTTAATCTTTCACCTGTTCTGCTGTAAGTACCTTCTTTCCAGCTTATGTGTTTACTTATTTTTTTCATGTCTTTTTTTTTATAGGTCTTCATTGTATCTTCGTTCAATATCTATTATTGGTGTTCCTTGATTAGAAGGGTTTTGTGCTGGTAAAGGCGCTATTGGTGGTATAGTACCACAACCACAAAAGTTATACATGTGCGCAAAATAATCTCTTTTAGCTGTTTTTAATAACGTTTGAGTTAAACCGTACGTGTTGTTAGTTAATTGATTATTAAAATTGTTATATCTATTTAACAAAAAATTACAAGGATTAGCAGAAGTTGAATACTGAGACCAAATATTACTTATAAAGTTATTAAAACTTGTATCAAGTGGATGCCCGTGTTGAGCGGCAAATACATCTATCATTATAAATATCAAAGGTACACCACCAGAAGGCACTGGACCCTGGTTAGCAGCACTATAAACTGGATTTAAACCAACGCCTGGTCCTGTAAATAAACCTGCTGTATTTGGAAGGTTGTAACCTCTTGCCTCTAAATTAAAATCTTGTAATGTACACGGCATAATTTTATTTTTTTGTTTTACCTAATCTTTTTCTAACTATATTCATTACTGTTTTCATTTTACGAGCATAGCTAGGATTTTTACCTCTGTTAAATACATACTGTTGGTTTAAACTACTAATAATTTTTGATAAATTACCTTTACGTGTTTTAATTAACCAACTAGCTAATGCAGGCGGAGCTAAATTTTTAAATTTACCTTTAGCATCAGGAGCATCAGAGTCATTCCACTCAATAGACTTTGAAGTCTTTTTCTTTTTTATTGGTGATGTAAAATTATTATATATACCCATTATTCTTCTCCACACTTTTTTTCTGGATTAGCTACTTGCCTCCAGTCTTGTTTAACCCAGTCTCTCAAACCTTTGCTTTTAGTACTACCGTCTCTAATAAAACTTTTTGAACTTCTAACTTGTTCACCTTTATCTGCAGCAGCTTTTTTAGCATTTATTACTTTTTGCTTTTCAGCCTCACTCATACGTGCTATTTTAGCTTTTGGTAAACAAACTTTACGAGTAGCTTTAGCAGGTGAACTAATAAATCCACTCCAACCTGGCATAACAAAACTCATTATTAACACTTATGGTTTGAAGCCCACATATTAGCGTAAGCAGATGGATATACATCAAATTTTCTTTTAGCAGCTGCTTTTTGACAAGGTTTTAACTCACCTTTCATTGGTGAAGCAAAAGCTTTTAAAGGTGCGTTTCTCATTGGCATACCTCTTGCTATTTGTTCTAGTGCTTTAGCTTGACCAGCGTGTGCATTACTAGCTTTTTCTAGTTTTCCAACTATATTTAATATTTTCTTTTTACTCATATCTTATCTTTTATATGGTTATACATATCTTTACCTATTTGTTCTCCAAACAACGAGTCAGATTTATAATGTGCTCGAGCTACTCTTCTACTATAAGATATATCACGTGCAGCTTTCATTAACTTATCTTTTTTTTGTGGATGTTTATCGCTTAATGTTAATGCTATTAAATAAGCTTGTAACGAATGACCAGAAGGATATGAAGGTGTTTTCATAGTTTTTAACTCTATATCTTTCATTTTTATACCTATTTTTTTAGCTAACACTTTTGGTCTTGGTCTATTGTGGTGTTTTTTTATTTTCATTAAAAGTTTATCTGACTCTTTAATTAATTTGTTTACTAATTTTTTTTCATCAACTATTTTACCAAACACAACTCTAGAGTCGTCCATTTCTTTAACAAACTTTTCTCTTATAGGTATTTTAGTTAATTCTAATATCTCTTGTTTAGTAGTATTTGAATTATTGCTTGGTGGTTTTTTATTTAAATATTTTTTTATATTAAAATCATCAAACATATTAGTACTTTCCTTTTACGCCTTTTGGACTTGATTTAGTAGAACCACCTTTACCAGCCCACAAAGTTCTACACGCCCAATACTGTGCTTTTAGTTTACTTTTCTTTTCACCACATTTATGTCTAGCTCTAAAACTTTTTCTAGCAGCATCAGAATAATTGTGACCATATCCTTTTTCACCAAAATGAACAATACGTTCTTGACCACCCTCACAACCTTTGACCATCATTTTTTTATTAGCTTTAGTAGATCTTTTAGGTTTATTGCAAGGCATACTATCTTTATCAACTCTTTTATCAAAAGGACTTTCTTCTGTACGATCTTTACCAGGTGAATTAACATATTTAGGCGCGTTATCGTTCATAAACTGCCTACGCCTACCGCAACTAGTAATAGCAAAAGGATTATTATGTTGTATGTAAGCCATTATCTTATTATATAATTAATACCTGTTTTAAAGTCGTACCACTCTCTGTTCCAATATTTGTTATATTTACCCTCAACAAATATACCTAGCTGTTTATTTATTTTTTGTCCAAATATTAAACCACCGGAGTAATCATACCATTGACCATCTACGTAGTTATGATAGTTAAACTCACCACCATCATCATAATGATAAGGCATTAAGTTAGCCCAACTATGAATCCAAAAACTTTTATTATAGTAGTAATAATCAAAACCTAAAACTAAAGAGTGTTGTATAATTCTGTCTAGTTCATTTCTTTTTTTATCAGTGTAGTTAGCTAATACTTGTGGTATAACTACTTCTTTCCAAACTTCAGAGCTATTAGCTACGGTTGCCCCGCTTGGATCTTTATACTCACTATTATAAACGTCGACAGTGTAACCTTCTTGTATTGCTAAGTAAGTGTAATGTAAATTACCATTATCCAAGATCCATTGTTCTAGCGGATCGTAACCGTATGGTTCTGACAAACGTTGAGCGGCGCCAATATTAAAACTAAATTTACCTATACTATATCTATACCTTTGTGAAGTTTCAAAATACTCTACATCGGCAAAACCATCTTTTAAATACTCGGCTTTAGCTAACCAAGCGCTGTCAACATATCTTATAAAATGATGTTGATCTAAATACTCAACACCTTCTTGTCTTCTGTAATCTACTTGAAATAAAAATTCTACACCGTCTCTTTTACCTATAGTGGCACCATCACTATAATTAGACTCAGTACCATCATAAAATGTATTAGCTCTGTTTTCATAACCAAATCTAGCTATTTTACGTACACCTAAAGTTAAATTATAATCGTAAGGTGTTTTTACAGTTTCTATACTTAAACCATCTGTAACACTATAAGTTTCGACATCTGATATAGATGTTCCACCGTTAACAGCTGTGTAAAATGTAGAAAACTTAAATATATCTTTTATATTATTTTGTCCACAACACTTTTTAGGCGCTGCGCAAGAAAATAAAATAACTATTATTATTAATAATATTTTTTTCATGCTACGGGATATTTTGTAATAGGCATTTTTGGTTCTCTTGGGCCTTTAAATCTTGGTGGTTTTATATAAAACACGTCTTTAGTTTTTTTATGATCTCTAGCTTTATTACCATACTCGTCAAAATATTCTTTACCTAAATTACTATCATCAAGTATTATTTGTTTACCACTGCCCTCGTACACTTTTATATCTTTTTTTATAGGCGAATTTTGATATCCACTCCAACTATTCATTTTAAAACTCATCTTATAAATTTCTTTTTAACACTTCCATCGTCATATATAAACAACAATAATTTATTCTTAATTATTTTACTTGGCCTACCTAATAAATCTGTTACAGAAACTAAATTAGCAATACGCTTTGGTATTGGTCCAACCCAAGTGCCTTCGCAATAATCATAAGTTAATTGACATGTATTATCCCACTCATTTTCACAGCAATAGTCATCTACTTCTATCACCCAAGCATAACAAGGATCGTTTAACCAATATGGGTTACCAGGACCTGTTATACAATCCGCCGCATACAAGCATGCCAAGGTATCGTAAACGTTAGCGGCAATATTATAATTCCAAGCGTCTTGATCCATACACCCGATAACAACCTCAACACAAGAGTTATTATCAGTATTAGCAAGTGAGTCGTAATTAATAGCAGTACTATCAGTGCACCCATAAATAAATGGTATGCAGCTGAAATCTTCTGTGTTAGCGTTAACTTGGTAGTTAAACATACTCGGATCAGTACAGCCATATATATAAGGAACGCAAGGATTATTATTGTCTTCAGCATTAGCAAGTGGATTAAAATTAAACATTGTTGAGTCCATACAACCATAAACAAAAGGTTGACAACTACCATCATCAGTATTTGCTAAACTATCATAGTTAAACATTGTGCTATCAGTACATCCGTAAATATATGCTATACACGTGTCGGGCGTATTAGCAAGCGGGTTAAAATTTAGCGCAAGACTTTCCATGCATCCGGTTACAACTGGTATACAAGAGCCCTGTATTTCAAGATTAGCATCAGGATTATAATTAAAAGCTGTTGAGTCCATGCAGCCAAGTACTACTAACGTGGCACAGCTACCATCATCAAAATCAGCAAGCGTGTCATACTCTAAATAAATAGGATTCATACAGCCAGGATTATAATAACAAGTACTATCATCTGTGTTTGCTAATGTGTCGTGATTAATAGCTAAACTATCAGTACAACCAAATATTTTTTCTATACAAGTGTTACCACAATAAGGCTGGCCTGTTACAGGGAAAAACGGCGGTATAGGATTTACAAAACCACCTTCAATATCTATAGCTACATAATCTTCTGAATATAAGCTATATCCACATTGTACAGCTGTAAAATCAGACTGTTGTGTTATTTCAAAAATAGCTCTAACAGGATAACCTGCTAATAAATTTATAAAAAATGTTGTATCAAAACCATCTATCAAAGTGTACGTGCCTATATCTTGATAGTTAAAAGGTGGTACTAAACTTGTTGCTTGTGATAACTTTAAGCTAGAACCAGCCCAACCATTACCAGCTAAATCTGTTAACTCTAGCTCGTGTAAACAACTGTCTATATCTATGTCTGTATTAGCGCTATCTAAGTAGTTATAAGCTAATGAGTCAGTACAACCATATATTTTAAGTGTTAAACACATACCTGTATCTAATGTAGCTGCTGGATTAAACTCTACATAGTTAATATCCATACAGCCAAATACAGGTGGTGGAGGTGGACAACCAGAAGTATAAATTGTGTCATATATTTGATAACCAAAATCAGCAACAGGCAACTCCCATATAGTGTCACCACACTGTTCTATATATACAGAACCATCGTTACCACCCCACAAACTACCTGCTACACCATCTCCATATAAATCGTTTATAACAATGTAAAAGCTATCTATAGGTGCACAAGCACCAGCATATTGTGGTTCATAATCTATTATGTTAGTATAAGGTCCACCGTACATAAGCGTGTCACCAAAAAAATTCATTATGTACCAAGATGTTTCTTCTGGATATTGATCTGGATTTATAGTAACGTTTAAACTCCAAGTACTAGGTGGGCATTGTGAGTGTACTGTGTTAATTGAAAATAAAAATATAAATATGTAAAGTAGTTTTTTCATTTTAAAAATCGCTCATTATAATTTCATCAATAGTATTTTGCACTTCTTTTCTTGTGGCTGACATGGTAAAACTAAGATCTGCTTGATAGCGTTTTACTTCTTCACCATTAAAAACTATAATTGTAGGTACTACAACTATATTGTATTTTTTAGCCCAGTCACCTTTATCTATATTTATTCTTTTTACACCACAATCATTAAGTTTGTTTAACCAGTCAATACTATTAGCTTTGTTCCATTCAGCGTTAAATTCTACTACACATATATCAGTTTTACAAATATTTTGACAAGACGCTAGTTGAGCTGTTAACATAAAAACTATTATTAATGTATAGATAATATATTGAGGCCATTTAATATCTTGTTCTTTCATTATTCGTAAAGTTTTTCTTCTATTTTTTCAATAGACTTTTTAATTTCTTGAACATCTTCTTGCGTGGTCATAATAGTTTGTCTTATCATTTGATCTTTCATATCAAACTCCATACGCGTAACATCTGGTGGTAATGGTTCTGGTAATTCTTTTGCTTCTGCAATATCGGCTTGCAAAGTAAACCACATACCTACTAGAGTAGCTATTAAAGCAGCTATACCACCTAAAGTTTTTATGCTTATTTTAAAGCTAGTATCTTCATTTAATTGTTTGGCCATTTTTTATTTACTTATATTAATATAGAATCACTTGTTTTTTGACTTATTTAATCATGATAGTAGCAATAACCGCTTTTAGAAGTAGTCATCATTTTACATCTTTGACCATTAGTTCTTCTACCTTTACATTGTTTTTGCTCACCAGATTCACTTTGTTCAACTTCATCATGTATTGTGCAAAAGTTTTTACCTGGCAAAGCTTTGTTTTTACACCTATTACCACTTCTACTTATAGCTGCGCAAATACCATCTTCTTCACGTAGTTTAATATTTTCTTTTATTTCGTCACTGTTTTTGAACTTAGGTGATTTTACTATTTGTTTAATTTTTTCTACTTCTTTATTTTCAATACCAACATCCCACCTGCTCCAACCTAAACCAACAGCTACTCTTTGCCACCAAGCGTTTTCACTGTCAAAAGCAGCTTTTAAGTTTTGTACTTTTCTATAAAGTCTGTTAATAGGTACATTAGTAAGACCTTCAACACCACTACTTACAGCGTCCCACAGTGGATTATCTATGTCCCACTTGCTCATATACTTCATAACTTCTTTATTCCACTTTTCAGTATTTTCACTACTAGTTAGTTTTCTAACCTTTATACCTATAGGTGGAGCTATTTGTAATAACTCTGGCCAAGCAGGTGTTTTAAACCAAGAGTCACTTTTAGCATTTTCAACACGTTTTCTAGTGTAATTCATTAATGTAGAAATTACAGCACCAGGTAAACCAGAACCTCTTAACAAACTGTCTATAGTGCCATATAAAATTCTATCTTTTTTTGTTTTAAAGAATTTTTCATTTTTCTTGTCTTCTTCTTCGTCGTCTTCAAACATAGCAGCAAATATAGCTTGCTGCAAACCATAGAATATAATACTTTGAGCAGCACCATAATATATTATTCTAGATATATTAGCGGTGTCACTAGCTCCTTGATCTTTGTAACCTTTTGATATTCTTCTATTTGTTAAATCAGAATAAGATTTTTTAACTATTCTAGCATATTGTGATGTTACATTTTGAAAAGCAAATATCCATCTACCAAGTATAGAACGTTGTAACTGCGAAACCATATCAGGTCTAGCTGACTGCTGTGTTTCTTCTGCTACAGTTTGAAAATCTAAAAAAGCTTTTGATTCTGCTTCTTTTTTACTTAAACCGTCTTTTATGTATGAATTAATTCTGTTTCTATAAAAACTAGCACCACCAATTGCTATAGCAAAACTATCACCAAGCTGCGTAGGTAAAAAACCTAAATCTAATAAATGTTTTAATGCAGCTCTAACTTTACCAGACATTGTTTTAGGTTTAGCGACTTCTGTAGCTATTTCGTTAGCATTAACATCAAAAGCAGCACCAGAACGTCTTTGTTTTAAAAAGTTAGAGTTAAACAACTTAGAAAAATCACTCCAAAACTGTCCTTGATCTGCAAACCTAGCTGAAGCTTTAAATATATTGTTATCACCAAAGTTTAAAAAGTTAACAAAAGATAACTGCTGTAGTATAGCTGATCTTGCGTTGAAGAACATTGTTGCGGCTACAGAACCATTAACCCAGTCTAACCATCTATTAACAGCTTTGTTTTGACTAATAGGCCTGTTATTACCTGTTATGGTAGCTTCTAATACATCTTCTAATGCTAACCTAAAATCTCTACCGTATATAGCTTCTATTTTGTTTAAATTATCTCTTGAAAATATAATGTTAGAGTTTTCTATAAACTCATTAAAAAACTTTTTTCTACCAACTCTGTTTGTAGCATCTAATAAATCAAGTCTTATACTACCAACTTGCCAGTTTTCTGTAGGTTTTACATAACCTTGTTTAACAGTAGATATTTTACTTATCATATCAGCGTACTGTTTTAAACTAGCTTGAGAATTTACAACGTTTATAAGTGCAACTTGTTGATTGCTGTCTAACCCAGGTATTTTAAAACCAGCTTTGTTAAACAAATAAACCCTTACGGCATCTTCAAAAGTAAAACTACTATTAGGTAAGTTTTTATTTAATATACTTACCGTATCAGGCATCCTTTTTCTTAGTGCTTTATAATTAACTGATATAGACTGCCTATGATTATTTAAACGTCTATAAGCTTCATTTAAAGGTTTTAATAATGTTGTTTCAAAAAACCTCATGTGTCTATTACCTCTTTCACCTTTACCCATAAAGTTGTATAATAAACCTCTAAAATCTTCATGGTTAGGCGGTATAAAAAATCTAAACTGACCCTTAGTCTCACCTTTTTTGGCTGCTTCTGCAGCACTAAATATTTTTAAACGATCAACACCAGAAACATCTCTTAATATAGCGTTAAAATAATTACTCATTTTACTTTTACTAAAATCAACTCTAGCTTGTTGTACTTTTGATTTAACATCAAACTGGTTTAACATATTTTGTACAGCTTCTACATTTTGTATTGCGTCATCAGCAAAATAAAAATCATTATAACCTTCTTTGGCTTTGTTTAAAACCCAAGATGCTTTAGCATCAGCTGTTGAGTTACCAAGACCTGTTATGTTTTTTAATGGTATATCTAAACCATTTTCTTTTAAAAATCTTTTTATTGCAGGAGCAGATGCTTGAGGTCTAGCTGTTAATATAAACATGTCTTTAGTACCAAACTTACTAGCAAGCTTCTTAGCTTTGTTTAATAAAGGAGCTGGTTTACCATCAACAACTTTATTAAACTCAGAAAAATCAAACTTGTAACCAAGTCCTAACAAACTTTCGTAAGTACTAGCGTATTGCTCTGGTGTTAAAGTACCAGTAGTACCGTCTGGTTTTGTATATCTGACTAAAGATTTTGTTGTAGCTAAAGTATCATCAAAGTCTAGTATAGTAATACCTTTGTTTGGATTATTAACAGACTTTGAAAATAAATGAGCTTCTTCTAAATTTTGATTATTAAAAGCAGTAAATAAATTTTCAGGTAAAGACTCTATAACTCCCCGCTCGTATTGCTCAGCAAAAAAGTTAACAACATCAGCGTTGTAAGTATATCTTGTACGGCCACCTTTAAACTTTAAACCAGCTTTATTTAAAACAACATCTATTTCTTTAGGTAATACATGTACATAAGCTGATTCAATATATTGATTTAATTCAGCTTGACTTGATTTACCTTTAATAGTATTTTGTATTTGATTAACCATATCAGACACAGTTATCTCATGTTCTAATACTAAGTCTTTTGATGTTAAGGTTGGTGTACCTGGTGGTAAATTAGAGTCTTTGTTAATTTTTACACCTAACTTATACATTTTTCTTATAGTACCTCTTTGATCAAGAGACATTAAATCTACTATAGCTAATTTTTCAGCCGTACTTAAATTAGAGTCTAATATATTTTGTAAATATGTTCTAGCATCAACAGCTTGCTCGTTTACTAAATTGGCTAAATCTTGATTATCTCTAACATTGTTTTTAATATTCTCTATGTTTTCATACATAGGCACTGGTACAAAGTTACCATCTTGATTATAAACAATTATCTCACCATCTTTAACCTTTTGTAATTGATAGTTTTTGTTAACAAAACCATCAACCTCATCACCAAACAAAGGTTTTAATACTCTTTCTATAAATATTCTATTAGTAGTAAGACCATCAATCATACCACTTCTAGTTGATCTACCTATATTTTTTAAGTATTCATTTATTATTCTAACTTTTTCAGTGTCATTTGTGTTTTCAGTTAACTGTTGTAAATATTTTTTAGAAACTTCAAAACCTATTTTTCTAACTTGAGGCATTGTTGTATTCTTAATAAATCTAACAAAGTTTTCTAAACTACTAAAATCCGCTGTAAGCGACTCTCTTGTAGGCGGTAGCTTTCGTATTATAATATCATAAACCACTTTTGGTGGCAAATCATTTTCAAAAGCAGCTTGCATATCCTGTAGTATACCGTTGTTATACATGTACAACTCTGACTCATCAACGTCTTCATTGTTTTGTATACGTTTTTCTATTTCTTGTATTTTACCTTGTAACGCGGCTAAAGGTTTTTTACGATATTGTAACTCTGTTAATTGAAGTTGAGAGTTATAATAGCTTTTAGAAAGCTGTACATCAATATCTCTATCTATTTTAGCGGCTAAATCAACTATATCAAGTTCTGCTTCAAACTCTTCGGTTAATAATTTTTTAACTTCTGGCTCTTGTCTAACCTCTAACAAAGCATCAAACACTAAACCTTTTGATATGTACTTTGATATACCATCTTTTCTTGTGCCTTTTAAACCAGATCTAACTTCAAAAGTTTCACCTGTTTTTTCGTCTGTTCTTTGTATTTTTAACGGTTTATCAAAAAAACCTATCCATTGATCTGGAGTAGTTTGTTTTCTGTTGTATTGAAAAACGCTCTTTCCTTCTTGAAGCTTTTTCAAGTCTTCTTTAGGTAGTAAGTTTTGTTTAACTAGCCTTAAACCTTCTTCTTGTGAAGTTACTTTTTTTACTTTTTCAATTAAAACTTTTTCACTGTCAGGAACCTTTCTTTCTAGTTTAACAAGATCAGAAGTAAAAACAGTTTCTAATATTGCGTCTTTATTTTCTTTTAGTGTTTTAAAATAATTTTTTTCAACGCCTAAAACGTCTTTTACTTTTTTAAATAACTCTGTGTATTTACCTGATCTTACTCCTTTTATTTCACCAGCATACTCACTAGCTATCATATCAGCTATTTTTTCTGCTCTTTGCTTTTTATCTTTTATGCCTCTTGTTTTTTGATAAGCTAATATTAAACTTAGTCTTGCTGAGTTTTTTATCGTATTATAAAGATCACTATCATCTTTAATACCTAGTGATTTTCTAAGTTTACTTTTTCTTACTTTTTGTTTTTTGTTTTTATCAGCCTCTCTTTTTCTTTGAGCATCAAGAGACATGTCCATTTTTTCAAAGTCTTCTAAAGCAGTGTCTTTTTCTGCAGCTACTTGTACTTTTATATCACCTTCTTTAGTCGTTTGTCCAACTGGAACCGTAGGCGCTTGTATTTCACCTTTTGTTAAATCATTAAAAGCTTGTGTAGCCTTATTACCTATTTGTGGATTTATCCACCCAAAAAGACCGTTTGGATTTTTTCTTTCTGGTTTATAGTTTTTTATGTGCGGTAATAATTCTGCGTAAGTTGTATTTAAAAAGTCTTTATCACTAATACCTTTATGTGGCTTTGCTAATATAAGACCATCTAACAAACCTTGTTTTTGTATTAATTCAGCAACGTCTTTACCATATACCTGCCAATAAGCATTACCACCTAAGTCTTCAAAGTTTATAGTGTCACCACCTGTTTTTTCTTTAGAAGTAAACTTTTTACCATATTTATTTACTAAATCTTCTTTTTGTTCGTCATTTAAATCTCTAGTTTTAGATAATTGTACTTCACCTGGTTCAGCTAAACCAACATCTATCATATCAACAAACTGGTTTCTAAGCTTACCTTTTTTTCTATCAGAAACATATTCTTTTAAAAAGTTCCTAACATCATCACCAGTTTTAAAATTTAAATTTTTATATCCAGTGTTTTTACCGTTTATTAATCTTTGAAAAAAGTTTTTAAGCTTAGTAATAATACCGTCTTGCAAATTACCTTTTAACTGAGCGTCACCGTAAGCAGTTATATATTCTTCAGCATATTCTACAAAAGCTTTTTCACTACCATCTTCGTTATATCTATAGTTATTGTCTATTCTTTCCTGTACAACGCTTAATTCTTTGTCAGTTAAACTATCTTTAAAATCTCTTAATATCTGCTCACCTTCTTTTGTTAAAGTAGTTTCAACAGTAGCGCCTGTAATTTTGTCTGTAATAGTTCTTACAGTCTCACCTCTAAGTGAAGATCTAACAATAGCATGTAAAACCTCGTGTGAACCAGTTGTTACGGCATTGTTTCTAGCAGCAACAGTTTCATTTATTAAAATATCTTTACCTAATATTAAACCGTCAACATTTTGCAACTGCTCTGCTGTGTATTGTTTTTTACCTAACGCTTCTAATCTTTGGTTAACTTGTGTTAAAAAATCTGACTCTTGAGAAACAACATTTATATTTAAGCCGTTAGTTCTACTAAGTGGCTCAACAAAAGTTCTAACATCATCGTTAAGCATTTTTTTATTAGCTTCGTTTTTAATAAAATTAACTTTTTCGTTTTCTAATTTTATATTTTCGTTTAAACGTTGCGTAGCGTAGCTATATTGTTTTTCAGTTATTATTTTTTTATCTAACTGGCTTTTCAAGCCTTCTATTTGTGACGCATAAGATTTTTTGTTTTCATAAGCTTGAATTATGTCATTACCTTCTTGTTCTGTTATATATGTAGATTTTTTCCTAACACTTTTAACGTAATCTTTAAACTCTTTTTCTTGCTTTTTTATTTCTTCGTCAATAAAACTTTTAGTTTCTGGAGTGTGCGCTTTTAACTTTTCTTGCTGTAAATCACCTATATTGTTTATATATTCATTTATTCTTATATTATCATTGTCATCTCTAAAAGCTAGGTTTGTTTCTCTACCAGCACCTGATACGATAGTACCACCAATAAAACCTTGTACAAAACTCTCAAATCCTTCTTGAGAAAACATAGATTTTACGCTTTCTTCTACAGCGGTTTGGTAGTCATTTCCTTGTGCTAATGATTTATTTAAGTTTTCTATACCATACTGAAAAAATTCTGTAGCACCCTCTCTATTACCAGTCCTTAAATACTGTACAAACCTTTTAGCACCAGCGGTACGAGCTCGGTTCATTATTGAATTAGTTATACCTTTAACACCTACATATTCTAAAGCGGTAGCACCAACACCTAAAACAGTTGGTATTGTCATATTGTCTTCACCGTTTTCATAAAGCTTACGCATTTGAGTTTCAAAATCATCATCAGGATATAACGATTTAGCTTTTTCTGCGTTAAACTCAGTGTACATTGGCGCTATTATTTGAGCTGGTAAACTAGCCCCTCTAGTAAAATAAGCTGGAACAACAGTAGTTAAAGTGCTTACTACAGCGTTACCAACACCAGAAGCAATATCTACAACATCGCCTTCTTTAAAACCACCAATAACACCTTCACCAGTGTATAAATTAGATGATTTTTCTCTTAAATTATATAACTCATTTTGTTTTTCTATCAAAAACTCATCGTAAACATCGCCAATATCATTATCATCAGCAAGTTCATTAACATCACCTCCACTAGCTATAAAGTCCATTACTTTACCACCGGTAGGGTCTACTTTATTTATTAAATCTCCTAAATAAACTTGTGTACTTTTAAATGCTACTGGCAAACCAATCTCAACGTTTTTTTCAAAAACATTACTTAACTGTACACCAAACCTTTCTAGCGGATTAAGCTTTTCTAGCTCTTGTTTGTATATTTTATTATATTCTTCTTGATACTCTACCTTAGCCTTGTGTTGTACTTTTTGATATTCTTTTTGAAAAATATTTTCAAGTTCATCTCTGTCGTACTCGCCAGACTCTATGTAGGGTCGCATTATTTCTAGTAATTCTTCCTCCATATTTTAAGCGTTTTGGCTTTTGTTTACTTGGTTTTGTATTAAATCATCAACTATTTGTTTTGCATTTCTATTAACAGGTGGCTTAACGTCACTAGTAACTTGGCTAAGCTCTTCTATTGGCTCATTGTTTTTCTTTGCTTTAGCAACTAAGTTTTCGTGATCAATATTTTCTTTAACAGTAGGTTTTCTAGCTTTTAATTCTTCGTCTTGCGTTAGCTCATCAATAGACTTGTAGTTTGGATCAAAAGATTTTTTTATTCTATTAGCAAAATACTTATGTAGTCTTGTGTCTGTGTTTGGATCAAAAGAGTCTGGGTGTAACATGTTTTGAGGTATTTCACCATTCATTATTTTATCTTTATTTTCAATTAAATAATCTTGTAAAAAATATCTACCACCTATTTTATCAGACACAAATATTTTCCAACCAGCCTCATTTTGTAATAAATTATCAACAACAAAATCAACATCAAAATCTAATGGCCTACCAACTTCATTTCTTTGTTTTATAGCGTCTTGCTGATACCTCATATACTCAGCTTCTTGAGTTCCTTTTACGACCCAGTCTTCTGTAATATCTTGTATTCTTTTTACTATTTGTTTTTTTGGATCACTAGCATCTGGAACTGATAATTGCATCTCTAAAGATTCGTCAAAACTTATTAAACCACCCTCTAACCAAAAAGGTATATCAAACTCTTTTAAGTTAGTGTAATTAGAAAATAATTTTTTACCACCAGTACCACCGCCGTAATAAGTAGCAAATTCTTTTTTTAACTCTTTTAGCTGATCTAAATCAAAAGCTATTTTTTTAATTGCTTTGTTGTATCTTGATGCGCCAGCTTTATCACCTAACATCATAGCTTGATCATACTCACTAACTAAACCTTCAACCATGTCGTTTATTATTTTTTGATTAGCACGACCATGTATTTCTGATGACTTTGCGTCGTCACCATAAGGCATGTTTTCAAAATATTTTAAGGCTCTTTTATCTTCCATAATTTATATTTTATTATTGTGTTAAGTTACCTAAAGAAGAAAGACCACCACTAGCTATACCAAGCCCAGCTTGTAGTGCACCTGTAAACATAGCATCAATAGCCATATTTTGCTGGTCAACAGCTTGGTTAGCAGAGTCAGCTCTTGCCATTGCTAAAGCTCTTAATTCATCTTGTTTTGCAAACTCGGCTTGTTCAACCATTTTTCTACCTTCTCTTTCAAGCATGTCTCTTTGTTGTTCGCCTTTAGCTTTCATGTCAGCTAATCTAGATTGTTCAGCTAAAGCCCTAGTTTGATTAGCTTGTTCTTGAGCGGCGATACTAACAGAAGCTTGCTGTGCTTGCTTAACACCTTGGTTAGCTAACACCTGTGCTAAACCAGCAATACCACTACCACCAGCCGCTCCTTGCATACCTTGCATTATATTAGCCATAGCTTGTTGAGATTGTTCTTTTTCAAATTGAGCTTGTTTTAAGTTAACAGTTTGATCTTCATATACGTTTTCCATATTCTCGTACGGATTTTTAACACCCGCGTACGGATTAGTCATTTTTCTATCTTCAAATTGTTCTATTTGAGCTTGTAAATCTCTATTAGCCTCTGCCCTTTCATGTCTAAGTTGTTTTGCGCCAAATAAAGCCGTAATAAACTTAGCCGGTGAATTATTGTGATTTGCCATAATTATATTGTTTTATTTATTATTACAGTTTTTAGTAATTATTTACTACTAGCTGTTATTTCTGAACCAATTGAATAAAGCTCTGCTTTTTCACTAGAATTATTAGCAAAAGTAGCTTGAGCGTAATAACCAACCAAACCTGACAGATTTATATAAGTATTTTTAGCAAACATTATAAAGTCATTAGGACCTGGCACAGCAGTACTCCCAACAATACTATTATCTATAGTTATATTGTTATTTTGTATATCTGCAACAACGCCTAAAAGTACTGGCGTTTGCTCTTCACCAGTATTAGTGTCTATTGATTGATTAAAACCACCTAACTCAAAAGGTGTTATGCTATAAGCGTAGTCACCTATTTGTAACGAATCATTATCTATATTTGCTGTAAAATTTATTATATATTGTGCCATGTTATGCTCCGCTTAATCCTTGTGTTAATACTCTATTTAAATCTAAAATTACGGTTTGATTAGTTTTTGGAAACTTACGTAAATATATATTTGCTGTTAAAAAAACCTCGTTACTAGAACCGTCTATGTATATTTTAGTTCTTACAGGTATAGGTCTTGCAACTGTAGCTGAAGTCTCTGCGTTTGCAATTGTTAAAACACCTTGTGTTAAACCGTTAGTATTATTAACAAGAGACACTGTAGTAGCACTAGAGCTTGTAGATTTATTTAATCCTCTCATTCTAATTTCAGAACCTTTTCCAATACCAATCATACCGTTTACATCTATAGTGCTTTGCCCTGCTGTTATAGCAGTTCTTACACTAGTTGTTACCTGACCAAGTCTTACTTTTACTAAATCAAGTTCTAAAACAATACCTATGGCTCTTTCTATTAATCTAAAACCATACGCTCTAAAAGTCATTGTAGAACCGTGTGCAAAAGGTGAGTTGCTTGAAAACTCTATTGTTTTAGTATTGGTGTTTATACTAGTTATTGTAGTTGTACTAGCTGGCTCTGTTGTTCCTCTATGATATGTTAATTCCATACCAACAACTAAATTACTTAAGTCAGCAACAGTAACAGTATTACCACTAACACCATTACCAGCTGGATTTGTAACTATGTTTTCCGTTGTCTGCCAGTAAAATACATCGTTATCAAAGTCACCTAAGTTTGGGTTATTTGGCAATGTGTTTTTTATAAAATAACCAAAATCTGTTATAGCCGCTGAAACGTCTAATTGTAAATCTAAAGCTCTAATAACCGGTGCGTTTCTTTGATAAAACAACTTCGTAGATGTTTGTGTATTGCTACCAATTGTAGTTCCAGCAAAACCAGTTCCAGTAGCAGTAATAGTTATTTGAGAATTACCTATTTGCCGTATAGTTTCACTGTAATGCAAACTGTTTTTTCCAAAAGCTAATTCAGTGTTTTTACTTGCGTCAGGTATAATTACAAATGTATATGTATCTCCACTAGCAGCAGCTGGTAGAGCTAAGTTGTAAGTTCCTATTACTCCATTTTTTAATCTACTTTTAGAGGTTACAGTAGCCTCAAAAGTATTAGTTGCAAAGTTATATTTTCTGTTATCAGAAGATCTTTCAACTGTCATACTAAATACAGCTTGTACAGAGCCTTCTATTGTAATTTTAACGTTATTAGCATTAGCATTAATAGTAGTTTTGTTAAAAAAAATACTTTTAATATAATTTTTATTTTTATTAGCTAAAATTCTAGCTGAAGATGTTTGTGTTACATTATAAGCCATATTATAATTGTTCTATGTTATCAACTATACCTAAACCTTGAAAATTAAAAGCAGCTGTATCTACATTTTCTTGCGTTCCTTTTATATAATTAAACCACTTACCTTCTTTTTCAATAAACTCACCTATAGTACCTTGTTGCTTGTTTGTAAATATATCTTGCACGTACCAACCATTTTTACCCGTAAGATTATAATATTCACCATCAGTAAAAACAAGTTCAAAATTTTGCTCTTGTAAAACTACATCTTTAATATTAAAACCAAATTGTGCTCCAGCATTAAAATTATTCATGTTTTGAACATCAGAAAAAGGAACTATTGTAAAAAAGTTATTTGCAGCGGCTTGGTAAGAACTCATAGTTGCGCCTACAGGAACAAAAATTAAACCTATACTAGTAGTGCCAGGTGGAATATCTAAATTTTCAGTATATACAGCTGGTTGGCCCGGTGCTGATTGATCTAAAATAGTACCAGCAATAAAAGGAGAGCCAGTCGTTTGTGCGTAAATTAGTAAATACATACCAGCTGGATACGAGTTTATATCTAGCTGTTCGTAACTTACTTGTATTTGATACGCTCCAACAGTACCAGTAGGTACTGGAGTTACAAAAAACGAACTAGCAAGACCGCTGTTAACACCATTTGCGCTTATGTTTGAGTTTATAATAACACCAGGTTGGCCAGGGGCGCTAGGTGTAGTGTTAATAGATGCATTAGTAAAATTAGAACTAGTAACATCTAAGGCTAAATCATTACCTAAAGTAATAATAGAACCTGGTTGAAAATCATCCGCGGCAAAAGCTTTAGTGGCAAAAGTATCTACTTTAGACTGTGTACCTTCGTAGTTCAAAGTGTTAAAATTTTTAACTACTTCTGGGCTTGCGTTTAAAACAGGTGTTATTGTCGAAAGATAACCATCTTCTCCATAAAAACTATTTCTAGTTTCGTTAGTGTGATGTTTCCATATTTGACCATTTTTAAAAGTATAATATTGATTTACAGCACTAATAGATATTTCAGGTATAAATGATTTAAAACTAACCCAACCTTTTGATTTTTCACTATAAGTAACTGTTATTTCATCACCAGGATTAATAGTTCTTGCACCACTAGTACCACCACCTGTACTACCACCACCATAACCACTACCATTATCACTTGGTGTAACTATGTCTATGTCGTGATCTCCTCTTAAAGTTAAATTATAATCACCGTTGTAAGAATCATAACTACCGTACAATACAGAGTAGTTAACTAAATTATCTCTGAACCAATCTCTCATGCCAGCGTCAGATATTGGCGTTAAACCATCTAAAGAAAGTCTTAAAACAGCACCTCTTTGTCTGTCAGTAAAATAAGCTCTAAATGATTCAGCAGCAAAAGACTCTGGGTTTTTAGATATACCAAACTTACCTCTAAATGGTTGCACGGTTCCTAAAAACCTATTACTTGACAACAGGTTCGTATTGCCATCTGCGTTAAATAACAAATCTCTGTCAACAAATATTTGTAATATTTTATCTTCACAAAGAGTAACTAAATCTCTAGTTCTTGAGTAAAGTTTTTGAATACTACCAAATGTTGGATTAACATCTTTAGTAATTTTTTCAGCTTGTATAAATTGATTTAAATTATTAATACCACTTGTAGAATTATATAAACCAGAATAAATTAATCCATATTTTCTTCTATCTTCTTCATATTGTTCTTCTAAAACAGTAGAAGCTTTTACACCATTTAATATAAAAGTTTCATTAAAATCATCTCTTATTCTATTAGACTCTACACCATTACCAAAACTAAAACAATTATACCAAGGTAAACCAACTTTTCTTTCAAATATTTGTTTTTTTAATCTAACTTTAGTTACATATTTACCTGGCGTTGGAGTACCACCACCAATTGTAACAGGTACATCTGCTATTTCTAAAACTTCATCAATAATAGCAGAAGTGTAACTATTATCTTCTTTATAAAATTTTATCAGTTTATCTTTAAAAACAGCATTTTGAACCGCTAACGTAGGGGGTTCAGTCCAATCTCTAAGACCAGGATTGTTTATAATTAACACATCACCGTCCCAACCAGCTACTCTAGGATAAAAATCAAAACTAGGATATGTTGAGTTTTGAACTTCTAAAACGTTATAAGAATTTGGTTCGCAAAAAACTTTACTACCTATAGGCGCTAACAAATGACCCTCTATAGAGTCAGTTCCAGCGTCTTTTAATTCTACTGGTACCGCGTTGCTAGCTTCGTAATAAATGTTTAAATCTACATCTTCCTTTGCTTCTGTTTCAAAAATAGCAGGTGAAGTAGGTATATTGTTTTCTAAATCAAGCTTATTGTCTACAAATCTTAAATCAGTAGAAGCTGTAGCTGTAAAATCTAATGGATTAACAATACCATCTCTAGGATCTTTGTCTAACTGTAATATGTATGTAACTCTTCTATTATTTGCTTTACCAAAATTAACAATGGTATCTTTAAAATTTTCCCAAGGAAAATCATCATTAGCAAGTATATTGGCAAAACCTTCTGTTTTTAATTTTTGTACAAGAAAATCAAATGCACCAGCTACACTTTTTGGAAACTTAACGTTATTACCAAGTGCATTGGCTATACCTATAAAAGAAGAATTACCACTTAAGTTTGGCCCTGTGCCAGCACTAAAGTTTGATGCACCATCTGCAAAATCATGCTCTAAACTTGGGTTCCAAGAAGTGTGATTGTAAACATGCACTTTATGAACATCTATAATTTCATATATGTTTTGATCATCGCCCGCAAACTGAAACTTAGTTTTATTAATTAAGTTGTTTTCTATAGCTTGATTAGCAGATTCTAAATAACCTACATCAAAAGCCGCTAAAGATTCCGCTTGTGCTATTGATGGTAAAACACTATTACTTGCATATATTTTTTCCCATTGATCTGGTATACCAATATTTACAGGGCCCGCAACACCTGGAAAAGTTTGTGTGTCTGTGTTATGCTCTAAATACATAGCGCTAGCTGGTATTCTATCTAAGCCAAAATCAAATAAAGCTTGAACAAGGTCTTGTTTACTTTTACCACTATTAGGTTGATTACAATTGGCAGTTAACCAGTTTTCAAAGTCATCAAAATTACCATTATGTAAATCTACGCCTGGACAAGCAAAAGAATAGTGCATCCAATAACCGCCATTTTGTTTCTTTTGGTAAACATAATTATCTGCTAAAGTTTGTCCTGGAGTTTGAAGATACATTTCTGTTTCAGTAGATGGTTCTAAAGTGCTAACACCGGATGGAAGAGCTATATTTACTAAACGGCCATCTTCAAAGTGCCTAACGCTTAAAGGCGTAACCATTTGTCTAGAACCTTTAGGCCCAAGGTAAGTAGGAATTTGACCAGTCATTTGCCCTGTAACAGGATCATATTGAATATAACCTTGTGTGTTTACTATTGGGCCTTCTTCGTAAAAACCACTTGCTTGCGAACCATCTCCAAAAAAAGCTTCCCAGCCATTTATAGGGTACTGTTCAAATGTATTATTAGTGTTCGCGATAAGTCTCCACGGAGTACCAAGCGTTAATATTCCAGAGTCATAAGCATCTGGAACTGTTTGTTGGCCTGGCGCTAAGGCCACCCAGTGTGACGAGTCTACAAACCAACCTCTTGTAGAACCAGCACCACTAGTAGCAAAAGTAGTCGCAGCATCCCACTCTGTTTCTGTGTCTGTTAAATTATTTCCAGTTGTATTAGTAACACCTGTAAGTTCATCGGTTAAATAAATTCCTTCGCTTGGAGAGCTTTGTAAAGAGTGTTGTCCAACTTGATCAAACAACGCAAATGTTGGCGCTATTGCTAAAACCTCATAAGCGTACAAATCTTGCACAGAAGTTATTAAATATTTACGCGTTAATTCATCAGCAATTACTTTAACAAAAAATCTACCTTCAAACTCTTGAGGCTGTTTTTGCTCTACTTTAAATATTTCTATACCTAAATTATTAGCTACGTTTATAGCTTGGCTTGACTGATTTATAATCCAACCATCTTTATTTTTTATAGGCGTTTTTAATGCAAACTTATACACCCCATCGGTTATACTATTGTGATCTGCATGTTCATAAGATACAACTAAATATTTTTGTGAGTATATTTTTACACCAGACTCTGTAATAAAAAATCTAACAGCTAATCTATCAGAAGGCGTTAAAGATTCTATTAAATCTGGGTGATTATCAGCTGTCCATTGTACTTTTCGTAGTAAAAACTTTTTACTTCCAGGTTTTGGCCCTATATTAGAGCTATCTGGAAATAAACCAAAACCAATAGTTCCTTGAGCATTTGCCCCAAGAGCATCTTGACCAGAATCAACAGCACCAATCAAACTAAAATTTAATTTTATAGTTTCTGGCGCTTCATTTTTTATATCTATAATTTTAATTTTATTTTCCTCACGCACCATCTCTTCTATATCTACTTGTTTTTTTATTGTAAAGTAGTCTCCTTTTTCTATTTTATTACGGTCTGAAGAAGGAAAAGAAATCCAAAACGTTTCGTCTATGTCTGAGCTATAAACTCTATCTAAAACTAAGTTGTAATACTCACCAGTAGTTTGTTTTATGTAATATTTAAAATACAAAGCCCAGCTTGGAGGTGTTGTATTATCTGGTAAAAAGTTCATTTTAGCAGCTAACCTTAAAGACTTATCAGCATTGTTGTCAAACCCAGCACCTTCGTCATTGTCATAAGGTATGTTTATAGAAGCATTTTTACTAGTGAAAACAGGTGTTTCTCTACCGTATTTATCACCAAACACAACTCCTAAATAATATTTTCTAACAGACTTTATAGATGGAAGACCTCTAGAATTTATAAAATCAGGGATAGTATTTTCAAAGCTACGGTTTTCTTTAGTTACAACAATATCAGGTTTTATTATATCACCTTCTTCGCTTAAAAAATTATAATTTTGTAAATAATTAGCGTAAACAAGCCTATTACCAGTTATTTCTTGAGCTAATGCTTTTCTTGGTACATTGTCATAAGGTCTTAGTATTTGATTACTAGGTAGTGCCGCGTATATGTTTTCTGTTGTTATTTCGTAAGCTCCTTTTTTATCATAAGTATGGTTAACATGGTTAGACGTGTCTGAAGGTAAATTACCACTAGCATCGTAACCATATCCATTGTTTAATATTGTTTGAGAAATATAGCTGTTATCGTTCCAATAATTTTGATTTCCAGGGCTGCTAGGATCATTAGGTTTTATACTATCTATAGAATATATAGTTGTTGATCTTTCTTTTTTAAAAAGTATATCTATTTGAATAACGTCTTTTGGTGTGCTTGATGGCACTAAATCTTCTAACCTTACGTTTGTAATTTTATTTTCCATACCAAGGTTAAAAGGATTTTTAGTCGGATGAAAACCAAATGGACCAGCTAAAAATACTGGTTGCGTAAAAGGTGAAAACGCAGAATATTCACCATCTTGATATTTGTATCTAAGAGCAAATCTTATAAAATCTGTTTCAAATATAGCTTTGTAATCTGTATCTTTAATTATATTATAATCTCTAATTACACCATCACCAAAAAGCAAAGTAGCTCCAACAACAATATCTTTTATTTCTATTCTATATCTAAAGCCGTTAGCAACAGGCAGAACATTAAGTACTTCGCCTTCAACTTGAGCGTTAGAAGGCAAAGCCCCGCCAGTACCCTCTGATGCTAAAAACACTTTGTCTCCAACCTGAAAAGGTGAAGGTATTCCAGATCCTAATATTAATTCAGGTAATGTATTATTGTTATTTTTAATAATATCACCTACTATTTTTTGAAACATATCTATATCTGGCAATACATAAACTGTTTGTAAAGCTGTTTCAACAAATTTTACCGTAGGTGCTATTTCTGGTTTTTTACGAATTACCGTTATATGCTCTTCTTTTATATCTCCTTCATCAATACCATTTACGTACAACCTTGTGTGTGTACCTATATTTACAGTACCTTCTTTACAAGTGTCTATATTTATTTTTTTAGGCTCAGAATTATTATCTGTCCAAAATATTAAATTATCTATTATATTTATACCAGTAATTATATTGTTAGGGTCAAACTTTAAAACGTTTTGTCTATCAACAAAAACTAAAGTTTCTTCACCATCATTATTATATTCTATTATATAGTTTATAATTTTTGTTATAGGATCATCTCCAGGCATAAGTCCTGGTTCTTCTTTTTGCGCCCATAAAAAATAATACAAAGTATCATTTTTTTCATCAGCAACACTACCAACGCATTTTAAATCATCACCGTAAACACCATATAAAGTTGTACTATCGTTTTTGTCTTCACCAACCAAAGTATTACCTAATATATTTTGAACAGTTCCAACATCTGAATCATCAGAAGTAGCGATCTGTATATTTAATGCGTCTCTATATTGTCCGTTAGGTATTAATCTCTCATCGTCATCTTTGTTCATTATACCTTGACGAAAACTGTTTTTAATCTCTGGCATATTATTTTATTTTATCCATTTAGACTTACCTCTTAATACTTGAATTAGTTCGTGTGTTTTAATATTTGATAATCTTATTTTAGCAGTTCTTATAGCTGCAAATTTTTCTCTTTTAAATCTAGGCACTAAAGCCTGTCCGTCTATTCTAGTAGACAGTATTGCATAAGCTATAGATTTATACATAGCTTCTTCTGCAAATTTATGTACTATCATTTCAGCATTAGTACCAAGCCCGTCGCTTATATATTTTAATATTACATTTTTACCTCCAACATTAGAGCTAAAATGTATTTTTCCTTTTAACTCATCTATATAATAACTACCGTTACCTTGAGCTGTTTCTGGGTGAACACCATATCTTCTACCGATGTTTAAATCATATATATCAGTATCGTGGTTATATCCATTAGCATCGCCTGTACTACTTTTAGTATCGTTAGTATAGCTAAGCCAAGTTGAAGAGTCTTTGTCAAGACCTACAAAAGAAAAACCAGCGTTTGCAAGGTTTTGCGTAATAACATTACTTAAAAATATAATGTTGTTTGTCGTGTCTATTTGAGTTACAATTGTGTTTTGTGGAACTATTGTGTCGTCTTCACTAAAAGCTAGCATACCTTCTTTTATACCTGATATATCTTGCGTGCTGTTAGGCTCTAGTGTTAATATATTTGTATTAGCTGTTACATCAAAACCAGTTGTGGCAGTACCACCTAATATAGTCACACCATCTTCTAGCTCATTAAGCAAAACACCATTTTCTCTAGAAAACGTTAATAAACCAGTAGTGTTAGTTATTGCTGTAAATGTAATACCTGCTAAATTTTGTATTTTTATAACGCTGTTACCACTAACATCTTCATGGCTAATTACAAACATATCATCCGGTATACCAAGACCAGTAACTCTCATTCTTCTAGCTACGTTTGGATGTAAACCATTTAAAACAATATCGTCACTACCACCGGTTAAAGTTGCTGTTATTTCAAACTTATATTCTCCGTCTGTGTTTTGTAATATAGGTAATGGATTTGAAGTGTATTTAGTTGGATATAAGGGACGCTCAATACCGTTGTCGTCTACCCAACATATCTTTGTGTAATTTACATAATCTTGAGGAAGCACCATAGTGTTTGATGGTGGTAATGTAATTTCTTGTGACTTGATACATTTAAAAGTATCAAATGATAATTCTTGTATTGCTCTTTGAGCATGAAAAGCTATATCAGTTCTTTTTGCCTTTGATATTATTTTATGTTCACCAACATAAGCTATTGTAAAGTTAGTTATAATATCGTTTAGTGATATAAATTGATAACCACCAAAATCATTGCCATCGTAATAATCTTGTTGCGTTTGATTTAGTAATGCCATTTATTATTGTTTTTCTTGTTGAACACTCTTTGCGTCTTCGGTTGCCGCTGCTTGATATAAGCCTGGATCTTTTAATGTAAATCCTGCTAGTGATAATATTTTCATAACTAACTCTGTCTCTTCTGAGGGATGTAACTCAAAATCTTGTCTGTCGTTAGCATTAGCGTTAAAAAGTGCTTTGCCACCAACTACAACGTAAGGCCAGTTAACTAAAGCTGGTGTTCTTATATACTCTGCTGCTACAACAGGGTCTTGTCTACCAGCAAAACTAACAACACCGTCAAACCTATCTACTATATATATAGGTCGCGTTTGTGTAGGTTCTGTTAAAGGGCTAAGTTGAAATAATCTAAATTCTTTTTTAGTTACGCGCTCGTATATTATATTTTCAAAAGCAATAGTAGTTAATCTATAAAAATTTGGAAGAGCGCTTAATAAAATAGTATTATCAGTCACAGAGACTATAGCGGGTACTGTTTGTTCAAAAATACTTATTTTTTCTTCTAGTATATCTACCATATCAGCGTGAACAGTATCATTACCACTAGTTCTTCTAAATTGATTTAAATCGTAGAAATACTGTTCAAATATATCCATTTGTGCGTGATTAGCAAGCAAGTTAAATTCTTGAGGCGTTATATATCCTCTTTGTTCTTTATTTGCAAGAGTTAATACTCTTTGATATATTCTATCTACGTTTATCATAATATTTTTATTGTAGTTACGATCGCCCCGTAGGGCGACCGCTCTACAGTTTGATTAGTTGTTAAATCTTTTTTCTATATTTCTATATACTTCCATACCTTCATCAGTTTTAAACCAATGAGCTAAAGCTGTATATGGATGTTCATCAAATGGTATAGTCATTAACTTTCTACCATTACTACCCCATAAAAAGTTTCTTTGGTCAGAAGATAATCTAAGATAACCAGCTTCAACAGCTTTTATACCAAAGTTTCTTAATGCTACATTTTCATCATCCGCTAACTCTAAGAACAGTTTAGGGTTATTACGAGCAAATACTAATAAATCTCTTCTAAGCTCTTTAGAACTCAGCTTAGATACTTCAGAACCAACCTCTACACGCATAATAGCTTCTGCCATATCAATATCAACATTTCTAGCAGCTGTTAATGCGTCTACCTGCATGTTTAATACATCTATTTCTTCTTCTGCTAGTTTAGCTGGTTTATACTCGTAATATAAAGTATCTTTATGTGGGTGATATAATGATAAAAGCTTTTGTAAAACAGTTTTTTCTTTTGCAACAAATAACGCTCCGTTTCTAAATATAATGTGTGATAATCTTTGATCACCAATCATTTCGTCTACAAAAGGTGTTTTTTGATTTTGACAATACTTTAATTCTCTTTCATAACCTTTATCTTTGTCAAAATAATAAATATCTGCTGCTTTTATTGATCTTGAAACAGGTTTTTTATTGCCTTTCAAATAATAAACTCTATCTTTTATTTCCCACTCATTTTTAGGTTTTAGTCTTTCAACACTAGGTTGATCTTCAACTAAAACATCTTTTACATAATCTTTGTAGTTTTCTTCTGTAATAACAGTTTCTTCTACTCGAGGTTCTTCAACCTCTACTTTTTTCTTTTTTGCCATAATATAATATATAATAAAATTAATAAAATAAAAGGCCGAGGCCGAAGCCCCGGTCTTTTAATAAATAGTTTACTTCATTAACATAAAGTTGTTAGCACCTTGTACTACTAAACATCTTTCTGATAACATGTGTATTTGCATCGCATCTAAAGAAGATGTAGCAGCGCCTACAGAACCAGTAACCCAAGTTTTCATTCTTCGATCATCAGTTTGTGAAGCTCTAAATCTTACATGTAAGAAAGGACGCTTAAGGTTCATACCTAACATTTGGTCATAAACAGTTGAAGTACCAGCAGGAATTACGACACCTCTGATTGCGTTAGCACCAGCAACATCATTAATACCACCTCTAGTAGCTTTGTCGTTTAAATATCTGAAGTCAGACTTGTAGAAGTCATAAGAACCTCTTCTGAAACCAGAGAAACCTAAGTTAAGTGCCATATCCTCAGAGTTGTTAAACACTCCGTAAGAAGTACCACCAGCTCCGTAAGAGTTCATTGAAGCTAACATATCATCCATTGCTAGAGACGTAGCTCTATTCACAAATAACATATTTTCTTCAATAGCACCTTGCTTGTCAAACTCAGCAAGAATTGCATCAAACTCAGCTAAGTCAGTAGCAGCGTTAACACCAGTAACACCAGAAGTAATATTACCTCTTGATTCAATAGCAGCGAATAAACCTTCAGTACCGAAAGACTCACCATTACCGTTAACTAAAGCATCAGCATTAGTAGCAGCTGTACCATCTAAACCAGTAACACCTTCAATCATTGACATTTCTAAGTAATCAGTAAAACGTGCTCTTGTGTCAGCTTCTGCTTTTAAGTACCATAAGTAACCTGCAGCACCCATTTCAGAAGTAACTTCAACCCAACCAATTCTAGCAGCATCAGAACCTGATACTTCGTAGTAATCTTTTAATATAATTGGTTTGTTACTGAAAGACTTAAAGTCTGGCTCGTTAGCACCTCTTGAATCAGTTTCACCAGCAGTAGGGTTACCGTAAGTTTTACCTTTACCAAACTCAGAACCATAAACTAATATTCTACAGTCTTTATCTGCGTCTGTTCCAGTAGCGTTAGTAATAGAAGTACCACCATAAGGAGCGATAGTAAGTGTATCACCAGAAATACTTACAACTATAGCTTTAACAACCTCAACAGAGTTTGCTATAATAACAGTATCATTAACTCTAACACCATGGTGAGTACCAGTTAAACTAGTAGAAATACCAGACGCGTTAAATTTAGCTTCGTCAATATCACCTTGTAATAAAACTTGTGTACCTGATGTAGTTTTACCTACATAAGATAAATGTAAACGACCTTGCTCAGACCAAATAACTTGATCAGCAGACATCGCTTCTTCTGCTCCAACTTGAGATAAGAAACCAGAGATAGTTCTAGGTCCGAAAACCTCAGCTTCTTTTTCCATTAAGTCAGGCAGGTATTGTTGCGCCCAGCCTTGTCCAGCTGTAGACGTAAAGTCGAAATAGTTTGAAGAAAGTGCTTGCTGCTGTGAGCTTGGAACACTATTCAACAAAGGACCATTTGTAATTGCCATAATTTTTAATTTTTAATTGTTGTTAATTTTTAGTTTTAATTTTGAACTTAAAATCACGAGTGTCATCACTAAGTGCCCTTACTTTAAACCCACTAGTGTTCACGTTTGGTTCGTGAGACTGTCTTGGATCCATACTAACATTTTTTGATTTAGCAATGCTTTCTTTAATAGCGTCAGCCTTACCTTGCTCATAAAAATGACTAGCAACTTGATCTGGGTTCATAGCAGTAAAAAGCCCTTTGTGGTAGCCCGCGGCATCGTTCATACTATTATCTTCATTAAGAAACTTTCCAATAAAGTTATTAATATCACTTTGCGTTGTTTTAACTTTGTCAACATCTTTAACATTAAATCTAAAAGTTTTTTCACCAACATTATATTCAAAACCTTTGAACTTGTCGTTTAAAACACTATCAGTTTTTTGTTGAAAAATTTGTTGCATTTTCTTGCTTGACTCTGATTGTTCGTTGTATCTGTTGAAAAAATCTACAGCCTTCTGTTGTTCTTCAGTTAGTTTACTTCCAGCCTTGATGTCTTCATAATATTTGGATTTTACACTTTCCAAGTGTTGCTTTGCAGAAGCAACTTGCTCCTTCATAGCTAATTTTTTTCTTTTTATTTCTTTTTCTGTATTTTCTTCTTCATCATAAGCAAAAGTATCTTCCATAATAAAATCTATTTCATCATTTGAAAGATGTGGTTTAGTTTGTTTGTAATACTCTTGCAATAAAGTTTGATTATCCATACTAGAATAATCTTGGTTTAATTTTACATAGTCGTTAATATCACCACCAGTTTCTTCTATAAAGTTTACAAGCTTTTGAATATTTTCAGGTAAATCTTGACCAGTAGCCTCTGCTTCTTCAATAGCTTCAACAACGGCTTCTTCTACTTTTTCAACTTCTTGCTTTACTTCTTCTTTTGTTACTTCTTCTACAACAGGTGTTTCTTGTGCTTCGACTTCCTGTTGTACTTCTTCTTGTTTTTGTACGGGCCCGGCATCTTCAGTGACTTCAACAACTCCTGTGTCGTCAGTGTTATTACTTGTAACTTCTTCTTTGGTTTCATTTTCTGGTTTTTGTCTTAAATCAACTTTAGCTACGTTGTCATCTATAACTTCAGCTGGTTCTTTCATTTTTTCTTGAACCTTAGTAACGTCACCTTTTGTTTCTTGATTTTTAGGTTCTTTTACTTTAGTTTCTTCAGTAGCTTTTTCAGCTACTTCTTGTTTTTTCTTTTTTGCCATAATATAATATAATAATAGTTAATAATTTTATCTTGGGCCAAACTGTGACATATCACCGATAGCCTCACCACCTAGTATATCATTACCTGCAGACTCAAAGTTTTTAGGTGGTTTATTGTTTTTTCTTTGGTCTATTAACTCGCTTTGTTGAGTTGCCTGTATTTTAGTTCTTTTATCTTTACGATCTTCCTTTTGCTGTATTGACTTAGACTTCTTTTCTTTTTCAATACCTTGTATTTGCATGTTATACTGAAACTCTTGTTCCATTAACATTTTCTTTATTTGAGCTTCTTCGTAAAGTTTCTTTATTTCAAGATTATTTTTAGCTTGTTCTAGTTGAACTTGTGTTTGTAATAACGCTTGTTGTTTTTGTACTTCTGCCTGAGCCGCTACTTGTTGAGCTTGTGCATTTGCCTGAGCTTGAGCCTGCATGTTTTCTTGTTGTATTTTTTGATCACGAGCTATTTTCTTTCTTCTTTTTATTTTTAACAATTGATTTGCAAGTTTTATATTTTTAATATCTCTTAAATCAATAGCATCTTCTAAATCAATAGCGCCTTGTGATAACGAAGCTTGTATATTGCTTTCTAATATTGCTTTTTCTTCATCATCTGGACTTAATTCTATAAATATTCCAAAGTCGTATAAATGTAGTTGTGTCATTTCAAATAAAGTAGCAACACTGTGGCTACCTATTTTTTGTATAAAAGCCTCTTTAGTAGGTGAGTACTCTATAATGTCAGATATTCTTAATGATAATTGCTCTGCTGTTTCTTGAGTTAAAAATAAACCACCTTTTAATATATGTCTAGTAGCTGTGTTAGAATTAGCTGCGGCCATTTTTTGCACACCAACCAAAGCTTTTGGATCTGGGTTAGCAGCGTCTCTAGCCTCGTTTAAACCTGTAGTATCTCTAATCATTTGTAAATAATAATTATAGTTATTTACAAGAGCTTGTATTTTATTACCACCACTACCGCTTGTTATTTCTTGTATAGGCACTTTACCAGGATTCATATCACCTTCACTAGTAAAACTTCTACCTATAACACTACCAGTTTGGAAAAACATATTTAAAGCTTCTTGTGGATTATAGCTAGTACCATTACCTAAATCTACTTCAGCTAAACCATCTGCGTCTAAATAAACACCATCTGGCACCATACGCGACATTACTTGTTGTAGTTTTAAATGTGTCAACTGTATCATATCAGCAAAACCAGTAATTCTACTTACAAGTGATTCAATACGTCCTTCATACATACGAGGAGCACATATAGCGTAATTCATTTTAACTTTACTATAATCGCTTTTTGGCCTCATCATGTTTTTGGCCATGCCCCAGCTTAATAGTTTTTTAGTGCCTAAAACTAAAGCGCCTTCGTATAAAACTTCTATTTTTCTAGTTTCCATAGTAAAGTTTTCACTTTTACCAGGATTAAATGTATCGTCTTTAGCTATAGCCTTGTCAGCACCAGTAGCTGTTTGTTTTATTTTATAAACTTCACCCATGTAAGACTTGTAATTAAAGTATAATATTTTTACTTTATTATTATCGTCTCTTTCTTCTCTATATTGTTTTTCGTTATACTTACCGTAATTTTTATTATTATACTCTGTTATTTCTTTTAAATCTTTTTCCTCTAAATGTGGAAATTGTTTTACAAGCTCATTAACAGGTATAGTTTTTACTTCACCACAATAGTATATATCTTCAAAATAAGGTGATTCAGTGTGTGAATACACTAGATTTTCTGGATCTACATATTCTATCTTAACACCTTCTGAAGTGTTAAAAGTTGTTTTAACAGCTCCAATACCTAAAACAGCTAAGTCATAATAAAATCTTTTTGAAACAAGATCATATCTATTACCTTCCATTAAAGTTTTTATAGCTTGTTCTTCAGCTATTTCTACAGACTGTTTATAATTTAACTGCATGTGAAGATCTAACTCTTCTTGAGAATCAGGTAATAAATCTGGACTTTTATTAAATAAATCCATACCAAAATTATCTTTAACAAAAAGTTTTAAATCTCTAGTCCTCATGTCTTCCATGATTTTATTCATGTATTGAGTTCTTTTACTTACACCAAAAGGATCTTGGGAATAAACTTTAACATCATAAACTCTTTCAGATATACCATTAACAACTATATCTACAAACTTTGGTATTATAGGTACAGGTTTCCAGTCTAAGTTCAAGTAACTTAAGTCACCGTTTATAGATAATTCATTTTTATATTTTTCTATTGGTTGTTCTCCTCTAGCATATAATCTTAAATTTCTAAAATTATTTCTATTATAAATATATCTATTTGAGTAGTTGTCTTTATCAAACCACTCGCCCTCTATAGCCTTAGCTATCTTAAGCCCATACTCATAGCTTAATTTTTCTGCATCACTAACTACTTGACTTGGAAATTGCCTCATATTAATTCTTTATTATTCTTGAAACACCGCCTGAATTATTATACTTAGCGATATTTATGTTTAATTTAGGTTTTTCTATTTTTACGTTTGGTCTATACAAGTGTCTATTGCAAGCCATAATAGCAAGCCCACTACTTATAGTAGCATCAAACTTTGTTCTTTTAGTTATATCAAACTTAGCCCAGTCGTTTAAAGTTCTATTAAAATATATATTACCATAAACGCCATCTTCTAAATGACCAACATGCTGTTGAATATACATTTCTATAGCAGCGGCATGGGCTTGTTTTATATCTTCACTAGAGTTTGGTATACCACCTATTTCTTTTTCTGTTACAGAAAGTTTATTCCAAATTTTATCTGGCCTATTCATGCTGTAACCTCTGTAGCCTCTACGTCTTAAATGGTATAATAATCTAGGTTTGTTATTTTCTGCAAGCAACGGCATACCATAAAATATTAATGCCATTAACACATCTTCAAAAAATATCTCTGCTGTTTGTGGTCTAGATATATATTCTAAAAACATGTGGTTAGGTGGCGCGTCTTCCATACTAAACTTTGTTAGTCCGTGTAAAGAACCGTTAGAACCTCTCCCATCTACAGTTCCTGATATATCGTAACTATCACAACCAAAAGCACCCATGTGCTCGTTACCAGGATATTTTATACCGTTTTTAATTACAACTCTATTTTGCAAATGTGTAGGTGGAAACCAACTAATGTTAAATCTACCTTTTGGATCTGGATAAAATATTACCTGTGTATCTTTTACGCCATTTAACCATTGAAAGTTACCAACGTTAATATTTCCTTGAGCACCAACACCATCGTTGTAATCTACTTGTTCATATATTTTAACTAAGTTAAATATACTGTTTTTAGCTTCATCTCTAAATGCATGCTCTTCAGTTCTTGGAAACTGTCTGTAAAACTCGTTTAATGCATCTTGATCATTTTTTAAACCTTCAGCCTCGTTATTCCAGTGATCAATTATACCGTAATCTATTAGTTCACCATCGGGTCCGTATACATCATTATCTGGGTTATTAAATACTGGTTGTCCGTGTTGATCAATAAATCCTTCATAGTTCCATTCCATTGGTATAAAAAAAGAATATAAACCAGACTTTGTTTGTCCATTACGATTTCTTTTTGTAACGTCTGAATCATAGTATAGCTTTTTAAAATTACCACCACCTTTATCTAAAGAGTTAGATGTACTACCCATCATACACTTGCCTACAACTCTAGCACCTAACCTTAAACAAGTTTTTGTAACTCGCCAGTTGTTTAATATATTATCTGGTCTTTCCCACTTACCGCTTTCATCGTGAACTAATAAGTTAAGCTTTTCACCGTCATAGCTATTGTCACCTGTGTTTTTCCAATCAATAGTAGTATCAAGTCCAACCAGGTCTTCCTGCTTTTCGTTTGCAACAATTTTTTTACGCGTAAACTTACTCGCAGGAACACGATAAGCAAGTTCAGACTTAGGCCTGTCCATACCGTCTTGTATCGGTTTAAAAAAGAAAGGATAATTAACCGATATCGG